TAGTTTTGGATTTTCTGATCCAAGATGTGTCTTTGGATCAAAAGGTGCATAATTTAAATTCCTAATCCTCACCGAGTAGGAATGAAAGGAGCGACTTTACAGTCGCTCTTTTTTTATGTTATAGTTTTAATACCTTGACGAAGAATTAACTTCGACATTGGCCAAGACAAGGAGATTCATATGGCTAATACAACTTTTTCGGGTCCAGTCCGATCAGAAGGTGGTTTTACATCAGTAAGTAAAAACGCTACAACTGGAGCATTCACTACACAATCTAGTATTAATTCAAGTGGTATTGCATCTTTTGACGCTAACACAATGCCAACAGAAGCAGGTACTGGTATTACTGGTGGAACAGGAACCATTTACAGAAGTTCTGTTATGAGATCAGGTGGTATCATCACAACAAGAATATTAATAGATTTAACTGGTTTAAGATCAACTGCATCTGGCGACATCATTGGTGTAAATGGAACATCTAATGTTTGTCATATAGGTCAAATAACTGCTGCTAGAAATGGTACAATCTTAACAGGTAGTATGGAATGTTTTGAAGCACCTGCAGGTGGTGATCCAGACATTAACGTACATTCTGCTACAGAGAGCACAGGTGTTGAAGATGGAGCTATTAGTGATTTAACTGAGACATTATTGGTTAACGCTGGTGATGCAACACTTGGAAGTAAAGTTTTCTTTACTGCTGTCCCTGCCGCTGATGAGTTTTTATACTTAACACTTGGTGATACAACAGATGCTGATTACACAGCAGGTAAATTGTTGATTGAATTAATGGGTTACGAAGCTTAGTTAGGAGAGTGATATGGCAGGTCGTTCAGACGTACGAGCACTCACAGTTAGTGATGAAAATGCAGCAAGCACTACAAGAATAGCTGCTGCCGCTAGACCAACTGCAGCATTTACTTTAGCTAACACCGATCATGCGGGTGGAGCAGGAAGAAATGTGACAGTGACAACAACTGGCACTGGAGACAATGCAAAGACTGTTACTGTTGTTGGCACAGATGTTTTTGGCAATGCTTTGACTGAAGTTATTACTTCAACTAGTTCTGCTGAAACAGTGGCAGGCACAAGTATATTTTTGTCGATATCTTCAGCAACTTGTTCAGCACAATATGCAGCAAACGTTTCTGTCGGTTCTGGATCATTATGCGGACAAGCCATTTTTGGTGGTAGAACAAGATTGAAAGGTTTTTCTGTTACATCTGGAGGCACTGCAGGTGATGTTGAATTTTTCGATGGCACATCAGAAAGCGGCACTGTTCTGTTTAAATCAAGAACAAATGGGACTGCTAATACTGTGATTGATAGAAATATACCAGACGAAGGTGTTTTGTTTGAAAGTGGAATGTCTGTGAAATACACAGTTGACGTTTCAGATATGATGACTTTCTTCTTTGCATAGGAGAAACAATGTCTAGAAAAAAAGACAAACAACCACCTAAAACTAAAAAGTATTTCCGCCCTACAAAAAAAGGGGCGGGAATGACCAAGGCTGGTGTTGCCCGATATAGAAGAGAAAACCCTGGTAGTAAATTAAAAACTGCGGTTACTGGTAAAGTAAAGCCTGGTAGTAAAGCAGCTAAAAGGCGTAAGTCTTTTTGTGCTAGAAGTGCGGGTCAAATGAAGAAGTTTCCAAAAGCGGCTAAAGATCCGAATAGCCGTTTAAGACAAGCAAGAAGAAGATGGAAGTGTTAGATGACAAGTAAAGAATTATTAAAAATGTTAGAAAAACACGAAGAAGTTTGTAATGCTAGATTTGATGGTATTAACCAAAAATTAAATAAGCTAGACAATAGATTATGGATGATAGTATCATTAATTATAGTTGCTAGTGGTTTGGAGCAATTAATATAATGACCATGGGTCGGTCACAAATGTCAAAACAAGTGACCAATCCACCAAGAAAGAAAAAGTGGAGTGCCAAGAGGAAAAGAAAGATCGATTGCAAACGACCTAAAGGATTTTCTGAAAGAGCACATTGTGCCGCTAAAAAAAGGAGAAGTAGTAAAAGGTAGTCCAGTTAAATATTGTGTTTACTGTAAACATAAAAAATGGTCATGCATTTGTAATAAACAAAGGAGAACATAATGCCGAAAGACGCATGTTATCATAAAGTCAAAGCCAGATATAAAGTATTCCCGTCAGCTTATGCATCAGGAGCTATAGCTAAATGTAGAAAAGTTGGTGCTGCAAACTATGGTACTGGTGGCAAAAAGAAAAAAACTAAGAAAAAAGCCGAGGGCGGTGTAATTATGTTAAATGTTGGTGGTGCAACCATGCCAAAGAATAATAGAAAACGTGCTTCTAATAAGAAAAATGTAGCACGAGGTTGTGGTGTTGTAATGAGAAGAAAAGAAACGTTTTACGCATAATGGCTGTTAGAAAAACAAAAGCTGGTTTAGCACTTAAAAGATGGTTCAAAGAAGATTGGAAAGATCAAAGAACTGGTAAGAAGTGTGGAAGACAAAAGGGTGAGAAAAGAGGTACACCTTATTGTAGACCAACTAAACGTATTTCTAAGAAAACACCTAAAACAGCATCTGAGATGACAGCGGCTGAAAAACGTAGTAGGATAGCACAGAAGAAGAGATTAGGACAGCCAGCGGGTAAGCCAAGAAGAGTTAAATCACTGAAAAGGAAAAAGAAATGAACAAAAAAACTGCACTGAATAAAGCAATAAAGGATGTAAAAAACAAAACAAAAACAAAATCTAAAACAAAAGGTAAGTTAAACCCTGGTCTTCAAGCTTTTCTAAATAAGAAAAAGAAAATGGCTAAAAATAAAAAGAAAATGGTATAGATAATGGCAACCTCGAATTCTAGAGATTTTGATCTTGATGTAGCAGAAATCATAGAAGAAGCTTATGAAAGATGTGGTTTAGAATCACGAACTGGTTATGATTTAAAAACTGCTAGAAGATCTTTGAATATAATGTTTGCGGAATGGGCAAATAGAGGTTTAAATCTTTGGACTGTTCAACAAGAAACTCAAGCTCTAACATCTGGAACTGCAACTTATTCATTGACTGCTGATTATACTGACTTACTTGAAGTCGCTGTAAGAAGAAGCGGAACAGATTTTATGATGACAAGAATGTCTCGTGGTGAATATTTAAACATACCCACTAAAACACAAACAGGTAGACCAACACAATATTATTTTGATAGAAGAACTACCCCAAGTTTAATACTTTGGCCGACACCAGAAAACAGTACAGATTCTTTGATTTATTACTATGTTAGAAGAATACAAGACGCAGACACACAAATTAACACGACAGATGCACCTTTTAGATTTTTACCATGTGTTATTGCGGGATTGTCTTACTATTTAGCAATGAAAAAAGCACCAGATAGAATACAATTGTTAAAATCAGTTTATGAAGAAGAATTTCAAAGAGCCTCAGATGAGGATGATGATAGGGTGCCATTAAAACTTACGCCTGATATTAAATTTTTGAGGGTATGATGCCAAGATTTGCGAGTGGTAAAAATGCTTACGGAATATCTGATAGATCTGGATTTAGATATAGAATTAGAGATATGCGTAAGGAATGGAATGGTGCATTCGTAGGATATGATGAGTACGAATCAAAACATCCACAATTGGAAATTTTAAGAATTAAGACAGATCCAGAGGCAATTAGAAATGCTAGACCAGATAGAACAGAGCCTGCTGTACAAACAATGCTTTTCAAAGATCCTTTTACCACGGGTGTTGCTGATTCTGGTTCAACAGTTATAACTGTATTTGAAAAGAATCATGGAAGATCGTCATCAGACACTGTTAGATTTAGAAATTGCATAGGTTTTGATGGCATTACAAAGGCAGTATTTGAAAATAGTTCTGGATATAGTATAACTGTAACAAGTACAGATAGATATACTTTTACAGTGAGTGCATCATCTACTACTGGTAATGTGAAGGGAGGCGGAGATCGAGCAAGTGCAGGTCCCGTTAGTTTAACATCATGAGTTTTACAAAAGCGACACTAACATCAGCTATACAAGATTACACAGATAATAGCGAAACAATTTTTGTTAATAATATACCTAATTTTATAAAAGCTGCTGAAGAAAAAATACTTAAAAGTGTAGATTTAGACTACTTTAGGAAAAACGTAACGACTGCTTTAACGTCAGGAGATGAGTTTTTAACAGTACCCTCTGATTATTTAGCGTCCTTTTCTTTACATATTACTACATCTGGATCTGAAAGTTTTTTATTACAAAAGGATGTTAATTTTTTAAAAGAATATACACCAAATGATGAAACAGAGGGTTTACCAAAATATTATGCAAGATTTGATGAAAATAATTTTATTTTAGCACCCACGCCTAACAGTAATTACACAATAGAACTATACTATTTTTATAGACCAGCTAGTTTAACTGCGGGTGCAGATAGTGGAACAACATGGGTTAGTACTAATGCACCTTTTGCATTACTGTATGGGTCTCTTATAGAAGCTTATGTTTTTATGAAAGGTGAACCAGATGTTATACAAAATTATGGTGGATTGTATGCACAGTATTTGGAAAGATTAAAAGATCTTGGTGAAGCAAGAGAAAACACAGATGGCTTTAGGGTTGGTCTGCCATCAAGACCGAGAACATAGGAGTAGAAAATGGCAACATCAAATGCAGCAACCAATTATCTAGAGAGAAGATTATTACATTTCATCTTCAAAAATAATTCACTTAGTTTTTCATCGCCTGGTGATAGTATTTATGTTGGACTTGCAACGGCGGTTAGTGCAGCAGAAACTGGATCTTTAACAGAAGCAGACTTTACAAATTATGCAAGACAGCAAGTTACAGCATCGAACTGGACTACTATAGGAGCAGATTCAACAGATACACAAACTGCAACAAATGCAGCTAATATAGAATTTCCAGCATCTGGTGGTGGAGGAACAGATACAATAACTCATGTGTTTCTTGCTGACGCATCTAGTAGTGGTAATATTCTTTTTGTTGGTGCGTTAGATGCAAGTAAAGCGATAGCTAGTGGTGACATATTTAGAATTAATGCAGGTAATCTAACAATAGAGTTGAAGTAATGGCATTAGTAATAAATGACAGAGTAAAAGAAACAACAACCACAACTGGCACTGGTGCTTTAACATTAGCAGGTGCGGTAACTGGTTTTGAGACTTTTGGCACTGGCGTTGGTAATTCTAATACAACATACTACGCAGTAACATTGCCTGGTACAGCAGAGTTTGAAGTTGGTTTGGGTACACTCAATGGTGATTCAACCACAATAACAAGAAGCACAGTTATTAGTAGCTCAAACAGTGATAGTGCTGTTAATTTTAGTGCAGGAACAAAAACTATTTTTTGCACATTACCAGCGACAAAGACAGTGTTTTTAGATGGAAGTGGGAATATAGTTGCAGCAAATGGTAGTAATTTAACTGCATTAAATGCTTCTAACCTATCAAGTGGTACTGTGCCAAATGCAAGATTAGATGCACAACTACAAGATGTCGCTGGGTTAGCAGTAACAGACAGTGGCTTTATTGTAGGTGACGGAGCTAATTTTGTTTTGGAAACTGGTTCAACAGTTAGAACATCTTTAGGATTAGGCACAGCTGCAACATTAGATACTGGTATCTCTAATACAAACGTAGCAAAATTTACATCTGGTGTTGCGGAAAATGATTTTTTGCGTGTAGACGGAACATCAATAGAGGGAAGATCAGCAAGTGAAGTTTTGTCCGACATCGGCGGTCAAGCTAGTTTAACTTTTGGAATATCTGATACTAATATTCCTATATTCACTAGTGGTGTAGCAGATGATGATTTTCTTAGAGTTGCAGGAACTTCTATCGAAGGCAGGTCAGCAAGTGAGGTGCTATCAGATATTGGTGGTCAGGCATCGTTAACCTTTGGCATAGCTAATACAAATGCTGTAAAGATAGATCATGCAAGTGTTGCTGATGATGACTTTGCAAGATTTACAGCAAATGGATTAGAGGGAAGAAGTGCAGCAGAAACAAGAAGCGATATATCTGCAATAACATTAACAGAGGCATCAGATGAGGCAACAGCTTTAGCAATAGCGTTAGGATAATATTATGGCAAATACATTTAGAGTATTAACATTCGCAGCAGAACCTAATAATATATCATCAGGACAAGAGTATCATGTGTATACTACACCTGCTAGTACAACTACTGTGATTATAGGACTCATATTAACAAATATACATACTGCTCAAGTAACAGCTAAAGTTCTTCTTGAGTCTGATACTTCAGGTGATGCCACTTCTTCTGCTAGTCAAACAAACAACATAGGAGCAGGAACAGGTAGTGGAAGTAGTAATGCTAACACCACTGCTGTACTATTAAATAACGCACCAATACCAGTAGGTTCAAGTTTAGAAATATTATCAGGTGGGAAAGTAGTATTACAACCAACTGATGCTATAACAATTTCTTGCTCGGTAGCTGATAAACTTTCAGGAGCATTAAGCATCATGGAGATTACATAAGATGGCATACATTGGTAATCCACCATCTAATAGATTTGTGTCACCTAAAGCGGCTACTCAGTTTTCTGGTGATGGGTCAACAACTGCATTTACGTTAGAACACGCAGTAGGATCTGATGAAGATATTTTGGTATCTGTAGATGGCGTTATACAAGAGCCATCAGTGG